ATGATAAGGCATTAAATTGCCCCATGAATGTAACCAAAAATCTTTTTCGTAATGATAAAAATCAAAACCTATTATAACAGAATGTTGTAATGTTCTGTCTAATTTGCTTCTTTCTGATTCAACAAAGTTATCTAACATTTGTGGTATAACAACTTCTTTCCACACTTCATTTGAAGTTGCAACAATATTTCCACTAGGATCAGTATAAGTCCCTGTAAGAGGGTCTATGTTATAACCTTCTTGTAATGCTAAATAAGTATAATGCAAATTACCATTTTCTAATACCCAATCTGCTAAAGGATCAAAACCATAGGGTTCAGCAAATCTTTGTACTGCACCTATATTTAATGAAAATTTTCTACTTATTTTTTGTCTATATCTTTGTGTTGATTCAAAATATTCTATATCAGCAAACCCATTAGTATAATATTCTACTTTAGCTAACCATTTGTCAGCTACATATCTCATAAAATGATGTTGATCAAAAAATGTTAAACCTTGTTGTCTTTTATATTCTCCTTCAAATAAAAATTCAAATCCAGTTATTTTACCCATTGTAGCAGCATCTGAAAATGAATTTTCATTTCCTTTTTTAAATGCTTCTTTAGGTAAATATCCAAATCTTGCAATTTTTCTTACACCAAATTTAATTGAATAATCAAAAGGTGTTTCTATAACGTCTTGGTTTAATTGACCTGTTGTGATAGAATATATATCATCATCAGATATTGAGGTCCCTCCATTAACAGCACCATAAAAAGTTGAAAATTTAAATACTTTTTTAACTTCTTTTTTAAAGTTAAATTTAGTTTCTTCAGTTTGACTAAACACAAAGATAGGAAGTGCTAATAACGCAACTAATAGATTTTTCATTATAATGAGTTTTTCTAATAAATATAGAAAAAAGAAATAAAAAGCAGCCCTTTCGGGCTGCTTCTAGGATTTTTACGACATGATCCTTGTTTGCCGTGTGACGTGGGTACCTAACTAGGCAGCCATTGCAAATACTTGCTCTTTATTAACTACAGTCTCTTGTGAAAGAGATCTAATAGCTGATAATG